CAGGAAAACCCCCTCCAAAAAACATTCTAAAAATAGGATCCAAATTAGGTTCTCCACCCATTTGAGAAAAAGGATTTTCATTTTTCATTTTATACATATGTCTTTTTTCCTTATCACCTAATACTGAATAAGCTTCATTTATTTTCTTAAATTGTTCAGCATCACCGCCTCTATCTGGATGGTGCTTCAACGATAACTTTCTATATGCCTTTTTTATATCGTCTTGTGTTGAAGATTCAGGAACTCCTAAAACTTTATAATAATCCATTTGTAAAATATATAAATAAAAACTTAAATAGTTTATTACTTAATTTAATAATGAATATACCATTTTTAAAAAAATATCAACCTATATTCTTTAAAGATTTTACAATTGATAAAGAATATATTGAATTATTGAATACACTCATTAAAATGAATAACTTGAATATTTTGTTAGTAGGTAATAACGGATGTGGTAAATCCTCACTATTATATGCTACAATTAGAGAATACTATAAAACAGAAAATATACCAAAACAGAATGTATTATATATTAATAATCTTAAAGAACAAGGAATACAATATTATAGAACAGAAGTCAAAACTTTTTGTCAAACACCATCTATGATATTTGGAAAAAAGAAATTTATAATACTAGATGATATTGATTCTATTAATGATCAAAGTCAACAAGTTTTTAGAAACTGTATAGACAAATATAGTCATAATGTGCATTTTTTAGCATCTTGTTCTAATACACAAAAAGTAATTGATAGTATACAATCTAGATGCACAATTATTAAAATTAAACCTATTCACAAAGATTTTCTTAAAAAAATATTTACAAAAATCAAAAGAGCAGAAAATTTAAATATCGATAAAAATTCAGAAGAGTTTATTTTGAACATTTGTAACAATTCTATTCGATTACTTATTAATTATATGGAAAAATTTAAGTTATTGAATATTAAAATTACAGAAACAAGAGTAAAAGAAATATGCACTAATATTAGTTTTTATGAATTTGAAAAATATACAGAAGAATGGTATGTTAATAAAAATATAAAATTTTCAATACAAATAATTAATTCTATTTATAACAAGGGATATTCTGTAATGGATATACTAGACTCTTATTTTACATTTATCAAAATTACAACAATTTTAGATGAAAATATTAAGTATAAAGTTATAAAATTAATACTTAAGTATATTGCTCTTTTTCATACTTTACACGAAAATGAGATTGAATTAGCACTTTTTACTAATGAATTACTTAAATTATAATTAAATAAAATTTTAATAGATATAATAAGTATATGAGTCAAATATTTCAAAGTTCATATCCCAAAACAGATTTTTTTAATTTTATAGATAAATTTTGTGATAAAAAAAATGAACAATATATTTTTTCAAAAGAGGCGTTTAAGAGAATTAAATTAGAAGAAGAAGCTATTCCTTTTTGTGAAAATCTAAAGAAATATTATTTCAAATCGAAACATCACTATTTAGAAAGAGATAAAACATATAAAAATTTTGTAACTATCATCAGACAAATATGTAAATATCATCATATACCGTTTACATCAGATATAAAATATTCTAAATCTAAATATGAAATAAAATATTTTATTTATTACGACTTATAATAAAGAATTTACTCGCCTGTGTATTTGCTTCTAATACTTGTTTAGGACTTAATCTAGCAAACCATTGGTATTTTGTTCTACTTAATATTTCTTCATCTGGAAGAATAATACAATATAGAGAACACATACATAAATCAAGTGTTGATTCTTCCAATAAATGATCAATTAAAACAACCTCATTTCTTTTATTTTTGGTTCCTAATCCCTTACCACAAATAATATTACATTTACCTTCTCCCATTAATTTGCGTAAATAGCGATTTACATTTCCTTCAAAATTAGGTTGATCTGTATTATCTTTTGATATCAATATCTCTAAATGTTCAGATAATTGTTTCATACTATTACATCCTTTTACACATCCCAATACTTTATGCGTTGGACCAAATCTTGTATAAGCATTACTATCACTTCTATTATTCATTTCTCCTGTAAACATTTTGTTTCCTGATATTTTTTGATCATACAAAGATTTCATATCCTTCAATACAACTGTTGAATTAGGTAGTAACATTCCTCCATACGTATGTAATAATTTAGTTAATGCTAATACTCTTACTCTACTTTTAATTGGATCCGCTAATCCATCCATACATATATTCCATTCTGGAATTATTCTTCCAAAAGAACTATCATCAATTAAACATATCTTAAAACTATCTCCACAATGATTTACTATTGATTCCACACACAGATTTTTATAAGGTTGATTCATCGATTTAGAATTTCTAGAGTTAAAACTTAGCCAGTCTCTCGCATTAATCTTATGTTTAGTATGAATCCATAAGAATGGTTTTCCATCTAATGAATCACTCTCGTTTAACAAATACTTTCTTACTAAATTATATTTATCTAATTCTTCATCTGGGTAGAATTTTTTACTATATCTATCATATAGCATACCTATAGCGGTTACTGCTATAAATACCAATACATAATTCACAATCTTCATTATATATATAATAAATAATTTATTAATTTTTTAATTGTTTTAAATGAGCCCACCATTTTTTATTTGATTGTGCGATTTCCTCGTCTCTTTTAATCAGTCTAAATGCTCTTTCTGTATTAATTTTGTCATTTTTCATATTTCTATGTTTCATCATTTGTTTTGATTGTTCTAAAGAAACCATATCTGGTCTATGTTGCTCTCTATATCTCATATAACTTTCTACACTTTCAAATTTTGGTTTTACCAAATAATCTTCCATTGTAACAGGCACAACTGTCTCTGTATGAGCTTTTTTCAAATCTTCATACTGTAAATTACTAAATATATCACTACCATATTCCATTGGCTTTTCTCTAGTTAATCCATAACCTCCTCCTATTTCCAAATCTCTTATACCTTGATGTTTTATTAAGGCTTTACTCTTTTTCTTTTGTCTTTCAAAAGCATCTCCCATTGCTGATACACTTTTTACTTTTTCCTCATTAATATCTTCATTTGATTTAAACCAAGAACCATATCCAGTATCAACATCCTCATCCTTCACTCGCACTTTTTCAAACATCTCATTAAACCATTTATTAAATTCCTTAGCACTTTTTCCATCCAATTTTTTTAATAGTTGTTTGTTTTCTGTATTTACTTCAGCACTATACTCCTGCTTTTTAGCACATTGTTCCTTCTTACATCTATATTCATATATCGCTTCTAACATTTTGTATGCTTTCATAAAAAATAAAAAAAAATCCTTAGATAATCCACTTTTATCAGGATGAGTTTTTAATGCCATTCCTTTAGCCTTTTTCATACTATCCCTGTCAAATTTATAATCTAAATGAAATAAATTTAAGATATCTTCTAAATCATAATTATCAATATCTAGGTCGAAATCATCCATATATTTTTTATATTATTTTATATTTATTAATTTATTCACAATATATAATAATGTCTGCTGAAGTAAGAAATACTAGTGATTTTGAACAACCTCCTTCTCATTTTATGAGAGTAGGGTTTGAAAATTATCCAGAATATCTAAGAACTAGACAAAATCAAACTAGAGATCCGTTAAATCCTGATTTTAACATATGGTATTGGTGTGGTATTAAAAATGATGAGGAAAGACAAAGAATTGCAAATCAATATCATAATTTTATTCAAATGATCCCAGAAGAGTTTTATAATGGAGACCCTACTGCCGTGGGCATTAATTGCTAATGGAACACTAACACCTCAGGTTGGAGAAATTGTAAAAATGAACATCCGGTTTTTATTTCGCGATGCTATAGATCGTAACCCTTGGGATAACGGTAATATTACACCCTTTCGACAACCAGAGCAAACTCCTGAAGAACAAGCTAGAGCTAATCAGACTAGGAAAAGAATGATATTTAGAGTTTTATTTGCTATTTACGCTAAAGAAGCTGAAAATGGATTATGGTTTGTAAATGGTGAACAGTTTTTATGTAATCAAATTCTTAATATGGTTGATTTGATAAATCTCAATTTGAACAATAGAGGAACAAATATAAATAGAACTGATATAGCACACGGTATGTCAGTGAGTGAAGCATTAGCATACTCTATTTATTTAAATTGTGTAATTAAAACACCTATGAAACAAATGTTATTTCCCTGTCTTGCTAGTAGAGAAAGCGGAACATATGACCATTTATTAAATTTATTAAATGTAGATAATTTACATCCTGTAGATAAATTACGCCCTGATTTGTTTTTTAATTGGTTAATATGTTTACTCATTATCAAAAAATATAAAAATACATTTTCTCGTTTAATTAACTTACCAACAAAACAAAGAAACGCTTTTTTTTCAGTGTTTATTAGCACATTCACACAATGGGGGCCAAATCAAGGACAAGCATTTTTAGTAGCTCCAACATTTGGACCTGAACCAGATTCTGTAGCATATTTAATTAATATTTATAAAATTTTTGGAGATTTATTGGTTAGTAAAGATATTACTCAATTTATAGCATATATAGCTAGTTATTGGTGTTCTTATCTATCACCAGAAAATCAATTAGATAATAAATGGCAAGAGCTTCAGGATATGGTTGCGGCTAGACCAGGACAAGAGGAAGATATGATGGCCGAATATGTTCAAATTTACGTTACTCATTTACTAAGACAAAACGTATATGCAAATCCTATTGATAGAAATGAATTCAATAGAATATATAATTATTTCAAAAAATTAAAAAAACAAGGTGGTTTGACAACAGATAAAAGATTGTCTGCTCCTGTCGCAGCAAAACAAAGAACAAAATTTGAAGATTTGGTTCTACTATGTGTAAATAAATCCTGGAAAAAAGGAAAACAAGTCGCTGGACAAACACTATTTTCATTTCCTAAAAAATATATTAATAGTTCTGCTATATGGGATGTGCCACCTGTTGTAGCTCCTGTAGCAGGAGACGGCGGAGACGGTAGAGATGATGGTA